TCCCGCTCATGTGGCATCTCGCCGAAAAAATCCAATAAAAAACGGCGCAATCAACAGAATTGCTTCTGCTAATTGCGCCGTTGTGTCTACGTTCCTGGCTAGCCGATTATGGCTTAATTATTTGTTTGTTCATGCGGGCCGGATTGGGTACCGGCTATCTCGTCCTACCTTTGCCACACTTAGGGTTATTAGCCGGTCGCCATGGCTCGGACGTATTCATCTTTCTGCACCGCCGCATGATTATTTATTTACGCTTCCCAATCCGGCATCTTTACGACTACCCACCGAATCTCACCGCTACGCACCTGCACCTTAATCATGTGTTCGCCATCAGATAAACACATGATGCGCTTCAGGAATTTATCCCAAGGCACCGGTATGCGCCGCTTTACAGGCGGCTTGCTTATTGTATCACACTTATCGACAGATATCAATAGGTTAGTCATTATTTATCTTCGTCTTCATCCGTTATCACATCGCTGTCAATTTCGCCGGTTTCTATGGCATAGATAAATTCAGCCTCAGACCGCTCAATGTTTAATTCTTCCATACAGATAATAATAATTTCTTCCCTAGTCAAACCCTGTGCAATCAATTCTTTAATCATCGCAACCACCCCAACGCCTTAAGCATTTCGTCTATGGCCGCCGCTATCGGCTCAAAGTCGGCATCATCCCATTGCGTTGGATAACTGCTACCCTGCACCCGACGCAACTCTTCCAACATAACTGGATCGCTGCTGCGCACCGCAATGTATTGCGCATAAGCTCTGGCCCAAACTTCTTCACTGCGCTTTAGGTAGCGAACATACTTCAGATCAGCGCCGTACTCATAACCGCTCGTTGTCTTGAGTTTTTCACGACCGCTGAAAAGATTGTCAAGTTGTTTCATGGCGGCTGAGTCTCTTGTCACTTGCTCGAATGCCAATACTTTGGTCATGGCCAACGGGTTGCCCGACGCAGGCAGCAGACCTTTCGCTTCCAGGAAATGCCCGACCTCGTGCGCCGTGGTCATGCTCGGATGCGTAGTGGTTGTGCTAATTTTAATCTCGACGGGCGTCTGATCCTTATTAGCTAAATGTCTATAAACGCCATACGCTGATTTCATCGGGCCCGTCTTCACCGGCAGCTCGGGCAATGCCCCATCGCCATGCACGCTGTCGATTGCGGCTACGGCGCGGTTAATCGGTTCGGCCATTGCGCCTCGCTTGGGCGTCTTCAGCGCTTGGCTCACCGGCGTGCCCTGTGGCTGTAATCGTGTGATAATCGGCGGTGGAGGTTGCAATGATACCGGAGCCGGTATAGCCGTGCCATTGAGCAACACCTTTAGCGGCGTCGGTTGAATTGAGTCGCCCCACCGCTCGTTACTGCGTACCGTGACAAGTTGGTCAAGCTCAAACCGGCCATCTTTCCAGGCGGCGAATCTGCCTGGACCTAAAATGTCCTGTTGCGTCTTGGCGGATTGCTGCATAAACCAATCTGGGCCCTTTGTCCACTCAACCTCAGGAAAGCCGGTGACGACAGGGAGCAGTCCACATCTGCAAACTGGATGCGTTCTCAGCACTTGGTACAATTCGTAGAACTCCCCATCAGCCATCAGGCACGCTGCACACACACGATTGTCTCTGGTCGATAATCGCCGGAAGCGCTCGACAACGCCACTCTCCTGGTACGCTTGCCGCGCCGCCTCGCGATAGACACGCAGCTGCTCAGTACGCGCCGTGACCATCATCCTGGTCAATGACTGCGAGTATCCTTCTCGCACCATGCGCGCCGCGGTCTCTTTCGGATTCTTACCCAGCGCGGTGGCCCGGATCAGTTCGGTGAACATGCCATCAACGCCGGCGCCATAGCTGGATTCGAGCAACGTGGTCAGCGGTGAATTGTCACCGGCCAGGCCAACCATGTTCTCCACGGCAGCTACTGGCAAACGGTTAAAATCAATGTTGACCCCGGCTTCGCTGGCAATGGCATTGATCGCAGCATTGGCGCTTTGGATGCCACCGGCTGCCGCTTGGCGCTGCCCCGTCTCAATCAGTGGCCCTGCGTAATCAACATACTTGGTCAACTCCCGGCGCGCTTGGCGCAATAGCGATTGTGACCGGTCAAGCATAAAGCGCGCATCACGCAATTGTGCAGCCGTCAAGCCGTCCTCTTTGACGCGCAGGGCGAACAGTTCCGCCTGGTCAAGCAATGCCGCTTCGGTCTGTTTCCAACGTCTGGCCATGCTCCGCATCTGCGCAGCTTCACGCCGCATCAAATCGGACTTGAAGCGATTCATGACCGTGATGACGAGAGGTTCAGGCATTCACGTCCTCGTCGTCGGTTACATCCTCATTCCCGTTTTGATTGCCTCGGTCAAAGCCGGCCTGTGCGTTCAGCAGCGCCGCGCCTAACCCCGCCTTGTTGCTCGCCTGCTCCGTCTCTTTGTCCTCTTGCATGTCGTCAAGCTCTTGCTGCGTCCAACCCTCATCACGTAGTTGTGTCGTGAGCGGTATGCCGGCCTCTACGTTCGTCTTGCGAATGGTGGCATTCGTCATCGGCTGCACGGTTTCCGGTCGGTCAAAGGTGGCGGTGATGTCCAACTCGTCAATCTCCTTGCCTTCCAGTTTGAGCATAAACTGTGCCACCTTGCGCCAGGTGCTGCTGAATCGGTCAATGTACTTTTGCGCTTTTTTGTTCAATGGCGCTTCCATCGCAATGAGCGCCTCGCCGGATGGGTCGCCACCTTGCGCAAGGAAATAGTGCTTGGGCGTGCGACTGATGACGGCCACACTTTGCACCATCTGTTCAACGGCTGATAGGTAGTTGCCTAGCTCGGTCGGTGTGAACTCGCCAACACTGGTCTGCTGCCCTTCGCCATCACCGGCAGGAATGGCCCAAATCTCATCAGGCGAGTTTTTGAACTTGCCACGCACATCAACCTGGCTAATTACCCAACGCTGCTTGAATGCGCCATACTCAGCCGCGACCATCATATCGCTAAGCAATTTGTTGATGGAGTCTTGGATCTCGATAATGTTGGTCAGTTCGCTTTTGATGGTGCGACTTTCGCGGCGTAGGTGGAAAACCGGAATTTCACCATAGGGATTAGCGGCAATGAGCGGCTCACCAAAAGACGCCGCGGTCTGTACGTCATTCGCAATGACAAGCGTGCCGGTGGCGACGGTGGTCTTGGCAATGCTGTTGGCACTGCGATAGTATTCCAGCCTATCAGGATAGTAGAGCGTCAAATAGCGGTGATCATCGTCACCTACCCACCACTTGCAGGCGAAGCGCTTGCGCCGTGGATTATCACCAGAATAGAACAAATGAACGTTGCGCGGGTCATTGTAATAGGCAGTCGCCGGCTCGCCTTCCTCTTTCCATGCAATCACATACGCCTCGCCAGTGACTAGCGCCGTCAGGTGAGCGTCATCGGCGTCCAGCGCCATATCGGAAAGTTGCCATTCTCTGTTGATAAATTCAGTGTCCGCCTCATTCTCAGCAATGACGAACTGCATTAGGCTCAAGCGTTCAAGTAGTGAATCAATCACGACTGCGCACCAGTTCTGTGTAAAGCGCGCGTTGATACTGGCAAAGATATCGCGCAGGCGTTCGCGGGAGTAAATGAGGGGCGCCTTGCCATCGTAATAATTGAAGTATTTATCATAAAGCGGCTTTTTCGCCGTCAGCATTTCAAACGCTAGTTCTAAGTCAGTTTGCATTTGCACTCCCTGGTGCCCATAGTTTACTGAGCTTTTGCAATTCGTTGTATGCGCCCGACGCAGCGTCACATGTGTCGTCGTGTGCTAAATCCGGTTGACCGTGCATGTGATTCAGCCAACGATCATTCCATGCGCCGCGCAACAGTTTAACGTTACCGGCTAGCGCTTGCGATGCCAAGCCTTTGGAGCGTGTGATCTTGTCGCCCTGAGGACGCACGCCCTTGATGTCAAAGCCGTCAAGCATGGAGACAATAGTGCGCGCATCTCGTTTGCCACTTGCGCCGCCTTCCATCTCGAAACGCACAGACACAGCCTTACCATCCTGCAATGCTCTATTCTTCATTGCCGTGTCCGTGGCAGCCGGTTCCATGCGATCTTCGTTGCTGTCCAGAATGTAATAGGTGTCATTGACTAGCTTCATCTTTACGTCGGCGGTAAAGTCTGGATCTGAACTGGCTATCTTTTTCTCGCTAGCTGCCAAGTCCCAAAAACGCACCGTATAGCCGCCCGCCGGTACAGCGTCAACAATCTCGAACCAACTGCGATTAAACACTTTGCCCGCTGCCGGTTTGACTAACCAGTTACCTTTCAGCAACTGCTCTTGCTCGTACAGTGGCAGCGCTTTCAGGTTGGCAAGATAGCCGGGGTCTTTCTCCAAAAGAATCTTGTTGTCGTATACATCCGACCGAATGAAGGTGAACGACTTCGGCTCACTGTCGGGATACTTGTCGGTAAGCTCCTCCCGACTGTCACCCCAGCGCAACGAGTCATTGATCATGGTGAACCAGCGAATGACGCCGCTTCGCTCTGCAATGGCATAACCATCCTTGCCGATGTACCAGCCCACAAAATCATGTATCCAGCCGCCGGTCTTATCCTCTGGTGGCACAGGGTTACAGGTTGCCCGAATGTATGGCCGCACGCCACAGGTGGAACGGTTGCGGCTGAACATGTACATGAATTGACGTTTCGTAAAATGCGGCAATTCATCCCACAGAAAAAGCGGCACCTGTGAACCTTGCCAGTCGAAACGATTGTTGTCATGCTGCATGTGCGACATGCTCACCGTTGCGCCGGATGGAAACACCCACTGTAGCGGCGCTGACTGTTTCGCCTTTGCGCCCAACAGCGGGTAAATGGTTTCTGATTCTGCCCACACGCCGCCCTCAGCGGTAATCTGCGGCGAAGTACGTCTAAAGAGCACCGCACCAAATTGCGGATTGCTGATATGGCGTAATGGCTCCAGGAGTAGCGACCATGTTTTGCCGCCCCCAGCCGATCCGCCAAACAGAGCAAAGTCGGCTGAATTCGCCAAGAAGCGCTCTTGTTGTTTTTGTGGGCGGATCTCCTTATTACTCACGGCCATTCTCCGGCATGTATACGGTTACGGCTGTTTGCATTGTGCCGCTGTGCTCAATCTCGGTCTTGTCAATAAATAGCTTGTGATACTTGCCGAGTAGCGCCAATGCTGCTTGAGAGTCGTACAACTCGATCTCGGTTTCAGTCGTCTTGATTTCCTCATCTCCAACAAGACGTGCAGTTGTACGCGTCTTGAATTTCCGAATAAGTTGGGTATGTTTTGCCCCGCGCGCCTTTGCCAAATCAAAGTGGCCATCATCGGACAGATAGTTGTCAATGTCTCCACGCGCGTGTTCAGCTAAACGCATCAGCACTTCATCGGCGGACATCGCAGATTCTTGTAGGCGCTCGGCGATTGCTTCTGAAATCTCAACATTCTTCAACAGACGAGCGCCTTGAGAATAGGCGGTTTTCTCCGAATAACCGGCAATCAATGCCGCAGCCGTTGCATTATAAGAAGTGAGGTATGAGTCTATAAATATCTGCTGTTTAACCGTTAGCACTGACTATCATGTCCTCAAGCTACTCTCCACCACAAATTTCATATCGGTACTCGCCGCTTGCCCTGTGCCGGTGCTGTAAAATCCATAGTACCATTCACCCGC